TTTGATAAGCGTAAAGGATTTAAGAATGAAACCGCTAAGTTAGAAATGGTTTTATCTAATCCTGCTATACTAAAAATATGGGTGTTTCTATCTGATACTTATTCTCAAGTAAAAGTTGATAAATGGGTGGATAATAAAGAGGTTGAAAAGGATTTCCTTTACACTTATCAAAAAACGCCTAACGATTGGCAGACTTGGACTGATTTGTTTTGGGAGCATAGATTTTGGTTAGCGATGGGTAACGCTTACTTATACGTTGATAAAGATGTTTGGTACTATCTAAGACCGCAAGGATTAGAATTTACCGACGCACAAATAAAAAGGTTTAGTCAATTAACATTTTCTTCTTATGGTTCTGATTCAAAAAGAAACATATTAAAAGGCACGTTCAAATATAGAAATGAAAACAATAGTGTTCAAGAGTTAGAGTTTAAAAACCTACACGTTTTTACCGATATGAGTGGCGGGGTTAGTGGTAATTGGTTAAAAGGTAATAGTCGTTTAGATGCGCTTTATCAAATAGCGATTAACTCTGATTTAGCGTTAACATCAAAAGGAACTAATTTAAAGTACACACAGAAGTTCTTAGTAAGCGGACAACACGACCCAAAAGACACAAGTAGCAGACCGATGGGCGATACTGAAAAGGATAGCATCGAAAATAGTCTTGAACACGGACGTAAAGTAAACGCTACCAAGTCTAAGGTTGATATGGTGCATATGGTTGATAACCTTGCGCAATTGAAACTTGACGAAGCATACGAAAGCGATTTAATTAAAGTTGCTAATATGTATGGTATTCCGAAAGATGTGATTGATATATTGGCTAAAGGTAGCACTTACGAAAACCAAGAGAAATCGTTTGGTAGATTTGTAAACTACTCAGAGATGCCAAAGGTTCAACAAATGACCGACACCTACGAGGTAATACTTGGGGAAGAAGATTTAAGAGGTTCATTTAAGCATTTGCCGTTTAATGCGGTGTTTGAGGTTGAAAAGACTAACAACCGTAAAGCGGAACTTGAAAGCCTTAAAATAGCGCAAGAGTTAGGCTTGGATGAAAATATTATTAAACAACGATTAACTGATATTTAGGCTTGTCTATTCCTACTGCATACTCCCAACCGTAATCTCTTAATAGTAATATATTATCTGGAACTGCACTATCGCAAACTATATCAGCATCAAACGGTATGCCTAATTTTCTAAATGTGTGAATAATAATTCCGCCCTCGTTATTGATGTTTGCTAATTCAATCGGTTCTAACTTTGCTAGCAACTCATTCTCTGAAAAGTAGTTTCTTTGGTGGCAATAAAGCGTATTAGTGTATCTATCATATTTTAGCTCGACTATTCCGAACTTATGGTTCTTGCCCCAATCCACCCCAAAAAATGATTTTTGTGGTATCTTAAGGAAATCTTCGTAAGAACATCGCTTCCAATCAGTAAACACTCTGCCTTCAACCGCTTCCGTCCAACCGCCTAAAACAACTTGATTATATTTCTTTTCGTCTTTATCTTTTAATTGTTGGTAGTAGCTAACGATGTTATCGGCTAAATATTCTCTTTCAACATCTAAGTAAGAGGTGTGAATATAGGCTACGTTATCCTTTATTAAGTTACTTCCTGCGTCTACATTCATTCCACTAAAGAAGTGTCTGTAAATCCAATGGTGTACGCTTGTAGGGTTAAGTATTAATATTGTTAGGTTGCGTTTGTCTTTACTTCTAATCGATAAGAAAACCTTTTCGTATGTTTCGTAGTCAGGTAGTTCCTCGCTTTCATCAACTACAAAGCAATTAAATCCAAATAATGATTTTAAAGATGCGGTTTGTAGCTTGCTCCCTGTCTTTATACCTTTAAAAGCTATTCTATTATTCTTATATTCAATATGACTATTAGTTGAGGTAACGTATTTCTCATAGCCTAACAATTCAATCTTGTCATCAACTTCGGGTTTAATACTATCGATAATTGATATATTGGTAAAACGAGTATAAAGGACGTTCCAACCATATTGTACTAAAGCGATTAAAGAAAGGCAACTAATAACAAATGACTTTGCCGAACCACGCCCGCCCGTTATAATAACCGTGTCTACTTCGGGATGCTTACCGCTTAGGATTTCAAAAAGTACTTTGTATTTCTTTGAGAATTTAATCTGCATTTTCAGTATCTAAAAATACTATTTGAGTAGGTGCGGATTGTATTTCCTTATCCTTAGTGGTTAAGTCTGTTCTATCAGTCCAACCGTGATTAGACTTAAGATTAACAATTCCTATAGCTGTGTTGATGTTTCCTTTTTTACTGTTATAAAAACAATTAGCCTCAAGTGTGGAAATTAATTGTTTATGAAGTTCTTTTAATTCAGAAAACTTGTCTTTTAAATAAGTGAAAACCTCTTTATATGATTCTTGCTGTCTTGCAACTTCGCCAATAAAATCATATTTATAAGTGTCTTTGGTTTGGTCGTACTCTTTAGCTAATTCTATAGCTTTTTCAAAAAATACAGTTGCATCTTCTAGGTTCCATTTCTCTGCATTTGTATTTTCTTTTGGCGCACCTGCTCCCATAATTACTTTATCTCTATAATCTCAAAGTACTTTCTAAACTGACTACCTAGTGATGATTCCATTTGGTCGTATCGTTCTTTAGTTACTTCGAATTTTTCGTTTAACTTCCTTTTTCTATTTACGCTACTGTCCGATATTGGTTTTAGCGTGTTTAGTGTTATTTTCTTTTTTGCCATCTTCTAAAAATTCAATCCAACTTTGCTCGCTTCCGACTTCTTTAAAGTCTTTAACCTTTGGAATATTATTTACTATCTGTTCAAAATCTATGCCTTGTAAATCGAAAGGAATAATATATCCATTTACCCCGTGTTGTATTTGTTCGTTACCGCTTGCAAAAGGTGTTATAATACACGGTGTTTTACATTGTAAAGCCTCGTAAACGCTATATGCAAATCCTTCCGTGTCGCTCAACTGTACCAAGTAATCAGATTTATTGATTTCTGGAAACGGATTTCTAATTACACCGTTAAACTTTACTTTAGTTTTTGTAAACTTTCTAACTATTGAATTGTTGTAATCGTTATTTCTGTTTCCGTAGACGTTCCAAATATAGTCAATTTTATTTAATTCTAATAATTCGGAAAACTTTAACATTCTATCAAATCCTTTTTCGCCACTTAAACGGCTGACAGTTATTAGTGTTAAGACTTTGTTTTTAGTCTTTGTCTCTAACTTAATTGTGTTATCAAGTAGGTTGTAAATTATCTTATCGCACTTGTAAGGCGTTGCTATTTGAAATGCTTCTTTAACTACTTCGCCTACGCAAACCGTATGTGTAACTGTTTTGTGCTGGGTGTATTTGAAATTCCAATTAGCTATGACTTGTTGATAGTCTGCGTGAATTATATTAATTACTTTTTTTGCTTTTATATATTCGTATGGTGGTAATCCCCATTGAGTAGCGACTATTAAATAATCGTAAACATCCGCTTTTTTCTTGTCTATTTTCTTAATCGAAACGTATTCCGACATTTCAAATAATAGCTTGTTTTTCTCTATGTAATCAAACACTAATGTTATATCGTAATAACCACACATTCGTTTACAAAAGTTCTCAACGAACCTTTCCACACCTCCAATTTCGTTATAGTTGCTTATGTAAATTGCTAATGATTTAGGCATTTTACAAATCTTTAGTATAAGCCCACCATTCTACATCTTCAAAATCATAATCCTGCTCAATAAATATAGAACTATTTCCAACTAAATACTTACAATCTTCGTAATACTTAGCTAACAATATTCTACCGTTGCTTTTAGATTTAAATATAATCTCGCTATCTGCATCGGGTTGTTTTTCTGTTAATGTGTGTTTGGTCATTGTTATTTCATTAAATACGTAAAACCTACCTTAAAACGTTAAAGTAGGTAACAGTAAGTTTGATTTGCTACTGCCGTATGTTATTGTTTTAGTTTACTTCGGTATCCATAAAATCAAAATACCTTCTTATTTTTTCGTGTCCTTCTTTGCTGTAATCGTAAAAGAACTCATTACCGCCTATAGTAAGTATTATTTCAGTCTTATCGTCACTTATTGAATACTTGTCTATTCGGTCTAATCTTATCCTATCGCTTTCATAGTGTCCTTGTGGTTGTAAATCGTTTTGATAAATTATATCGTCTTCATCATCGATAAGTTCACAAATCCATCTATGTAGTTCGATTATCATAATTCAAATATATTAAATTAATTCCGAACCGCCAAAATTATTTTTTTATTATAATCTCCATTTTTTTGATTTCAAATATCTATTTACTTCTGACATAGCCATTACAAATGGTTCGCATCCATTATATTGAAGCATAAAATATCTTTTGCCGAATGCTACAATTTCAATTTCAACGTATCTTTTTTGACTAGCTTCTAAATTTATAATTGATTTACCAATTAATTTAATTGCTTGCTCACTTGAATTTATCAATTTAGCCTCCATCACTTCTTATTTAAATTATCCTTAACAACTACAGTACTCATAAATACGCTTTCAACACCGTTAACTGTTTGGCTAACGTAGAATGTACCGCTTCTGAATCGTCTTGTTACGGGGATTGTTATTTGATTGTAAAGGTTGTAGTAGTTTGTAGATACGATTGTGTTTCCGTATTTAACCGTGTTGGTGTAAGTGTACGGAAGTTGCTGAGTGAACCATCCAAGTGAAACCCAATATTGATTACCCACGTGGTTGTAAACACCATTTAAATTGTTTACTGGTTCTGTTGCGGTCTTGTTTTCTGTTTGTAGTTGTTCTGCCTCGCAACTCATTAAAAGTAGCGTTAGAACGCTTAGGATTAATCCAACTATAAAAGGCTCTAGGTTTTTCATTATAAATTTTTTCATTTTCTTATTTATTTAAGGTTTGTTTCTCGTTGTTTTCGTTGTAGATTTTTAGGAGTTTAATTTCTTTAACTCAATCATTGCATTTTTAAAATCATACTCGTCATTACCAAAATCTTTTTCTCTTAAAAATAATTCAAATAACGCTTGTGTTTTATTTCCTTTGCACATTGATAAAAATCTTTCTGCCGTTTGTTTTGCTGTTTCTCTTAACTTACTCATAATATTCTGTTTTTAGCTGTTTGGGTTTTTATCACGTTCCGAAACATATCTTACATCACCCTGTAAATACTTTATAGCGTCCCACAAATCATCAAGCACAATTGTACCCATCGGAAGTAAATTACCCTTACCGTCTTTTAACCCCGATAAGTAAATTGCTATTTCGGTTAAAGACCTTGTATTAATATTCTTTTTTTCTATTGCTGATTTCTCCATCTTATTTATTGTTGTATGTGTTTACTGCGGTTGGCTTGTACTCTGATATTTTAGATGCTAATCCCCAAGAATTAAGTTTCCCGCCATAATTAGAAATAAATCTATAAACATCACCCATATATGTTTTTTCAGACGGTGTGTAAATATAAACTCCTGCGATTGTGTTTAACATTAATTTCCAAGTGTGATTATCTTTAAAAACTTTTACATCAAATCCCATACAAAGTTTTAGTTCTTCTGCTATTAAACAAGCGTGTTCTTCTTTTCCGTTCATAATTTCTTTGTTTTAGGATTGGGTTAGTAATGTGGCTTTAAAGGTTTCTGTATTGGTTGGTAGTGGGTTATTTCACCGATAAAGCCTTTATGTCTATAAATACTTTGAATATATTGACTTCCATCTACTTTAATTATATGCGAAAAAGTAGTGTTCTTAGGCAAATCCGCTTCACTTTCAATCTTAATCCAACCATTGTTGTTTTCTATTCCTTGAAGTGATTTAGGTCTTACTCGTCTTGGGGATTCTATGACATCTAATTCTAATTTTGTTTGCCAAAAGCTACCCACTACTTTTTTAACTTCAAACCACCCATTCTCGTCTACATAATCTTTTACGGTTTCCCAATGTTCTCCGTATGCTTTCTTAATTGCTTCTTGCTTTTCCATTTCTATTTTATTTGGTTAATTGGGTTGGTTAAATACTATTTAAATGTTCAAGTTGGTTGTATAAAGAAGATAAGGTTGTTAAAATGTAATCTCTTTCATCCGCATTACAATTTATATTTTGTGAAACCTCCTCCAACAACTCAATAGAGTGTTGTAAATCGAGTTTACTGTGTTCTATTGCTTTCCTGTATCTTTTACGGTCTTCGATTCCGTCCATTGTGGGAATACCAATTTCTATTCTATGGCTCTCAACCAACGCCATTACTAATTCTTTGTCTGAATCGCCTAATACTTTTCTTCGTAGTGATTTATCGCTCATTTCAATTCTTTTAATTGGTTGTTAATTACCTTGTCGATTGATTCGTTTGTTAGCAAATGCTCTGTATGATAATGTGACCAAAATGCTTTCTCTTTAAACTCAATTCGTAATGCTTCGATGTGTGATGCCGTGTGTTCCAATGCTATTTTTTCAGCGTCTTCTTCTAAACTTCCCTCCCATTCATCACTTAATGTAAATCTATGATAAAGATTTAAAAACTTTTGTTTTAAAGTTGTTTCCGCCGTTGGTATCGTTTTCATTTTTTAGTGTGTTTTTGGATTAGTTGTTCTATTTCAAAATATTTGTCGTAATAATCAGCATTATGTTTATTTCTAGAAAAGGGCTTGCCAACTTTTACAAAACAATACTCCAATGCTTCCAACAACTCATTATTCATTTCGAGTAATTCGGTGTTACTTTTTTCTAATTCGGTAATATACCGTAAAATACTTATAGGCGTTTGAATATAATTTTCTTCACAATTGTTTTTGTAAAAATTTAAGTCTTTCTCTACTATTGTTGACATGATTTATTTTTGTTTAAGGTTAAATAACTTGATTTGTATTTCCTTTAAATTCTATTCCGTTTTCTGAAAAGCATTTTATAATAAATTCGCTAAGTAATTTTTCATCATATTTTTTTACTTTTTCAGTCCATTCAGAATGACAATTTATATCGTCTGATTGAAAACCATTTCCAAGCCAACTTCTAGACCTTTTCACTTCCACCATCTCAAACGGGACATTGATTTTATAAATTGCCAAATCTTCACTGCCTAAAGGTTTCTTTCTTTCTTTTTGAACCCCCTTTATTCCAATAATATTAGCATATTTTCTTTTAATTAATCTTAACGTGTCTTTTTTAGTGCTTATCCCAAAAGCGTAATTAAAAATAGGTTCTCCTAGTATTTTGCTTTTCATAATCTATTTTTTTAATTGGTTTAACTCTTGGGTGGTTAGTGCGTAGTAAAGGTTTTGGAGTTGGTGGACGTATTTAATCTCTTCTAAATTTTCGTGTTCAAAATAATTAACATTATAATTAAAACCCCTAATACCATTTTTATATAATGCTATTTGATTGTGAAATAATTGACCATCTTCTTCAAAACCAAAACTCAAAAGCCAATCTTCTGTTAGTGGCACGCCAACAATTAAAGATAAATTAACTTTTATTTCTTTTTCCCCATCTTCAACTATTGGCAAAATTGTATTGTCAATTTTATCTAATCCGCTAATTCTACATTCCCCAAAATTTGAAACGTAAACATAATTCCCAATTCTTAACTCTCTCGCTTCCATAACTTACTTAAATTTAATTTGTAAATACCAATTGCCAAATAGTTTAATATTTCTAACTTTTGACCATAAAAATTTTATTCCCGCCATAACTTACTGATTTCATTAATTACTAATTCTGTTGCGTCTTTGTCGGGTATTCCTAGAAGTCTTGAAAACCTAACGAAAGTTTCTAAATCTATCTTTGTTCCCTTTGCTTCAAATCTTTGCCTTACTGTATGGCTAATATCTAACCGCTTGCATATTTCGTGGTTGGATAAGGTAGATAGTTTGAAAAGTTTGCTGTACATGATTAAACCCAATTTTGATAAGGCAAAATATTTTTTATTTCCTCAGGAGAATATAACTCGTCTATCAATCTTTCTGCTTTACCTACATTCTTAGTGTTTATAATAACGCCTAATAATCTAAAGTTTAAAGCAAAATGACTATCAAATCTTTCTTCTACTTGTTTTCTTGTTAAAATTGTTACTGTTTCCATAATATTTAGTTTTAATTGTTATTTGATTACCATACAAATGTAAGTAACTTATTTGATACCACCAAACTTTTACGTTGTTTATATTGATTCTAAATAAGTGATTTAATTTTATCGTCGTATTTCTTTTTGATTTGGATAAGTTCTTCTTTGGTGTATTTATAAACTCGGCTTTCATTTGATA